TAAATAGAGCATATTACAATAGTTCGTCCATGGCCACTAATACAGTTACCTTTGACCGCGCTGCGATGGAGCAGCTCGATACAATGTTCAGCAAACATACCAATGAGCTGAAGGCACTCGCTCGTTCCATGGCCCAGCAAGTTGGCGGTGGTGGACTAGGCGGCGGCCTTGGCCGTGGTATGAGCGGGGGACCTAAATCTTCTGGTGGTCTAGCTGACGTGCAGAAGGAGCTCGAGACATTCATCAAGTTTATGTCAGCGGGCAATAAACGCACATCCGCGACAGAGAAGTACAACCTCGACGTAGCTAAACGTGAACTCGAGGCCACCAAGAAGTCTATCGACGCTATTGAAGAAGAACGCAAGCGTCGTGAAGCTCTCGGTGAGAGACTTGACGAGAATACTGATGAAGTAAAAGACAATACCGATAAGATCAAGAGATCGTCTGGCCGTCTAGCTGACTTCGCTGAGAAAGTTGTCGGCGGCACAATGTCGTTCACCGTCTTAACTCGCGCTATCAACGAATTCTCACAGGCGTACAAGCAAGGTTTTAACTGGAACGCGATGTCGGATACGATCAACGCCGCGTTGCAGATGGGTATGAGCCCAAAAGACATGATGGATTTCCAAAAGAGATTCAGAACTGTCAGTAACACATTCGCTGGCGGCATCTCAGAGTTCAATGATACTATTGGCGCATCCAACAAAGAGTGGAAGTTCTATACCGGGTCACTAAAAGATGCCGCAGTCGCTCAAGGAGAGTTCTACGACCTAGCACTCTCTATGGGTATTGGCGCGAAAGACATGAAGGGCGCTGTTGGTGGGATGTTCACGGAGTTTAAGAAACTTCAGGTAGCCACATCGATGACTGCTGAAGAATTCGTGACAATGCAGAAATCTCTGATGTCTGAAGCTGTCGTTCGCAACAAGTTGGTCGGCCTGCAAGGGAAAGAACGATCTAACTACATGCTTAAACTTACCGACACAGCTTACATGTTCCAGACTCTGGGACTACAAAAAGAAGCTGCTGAAAGCCTAGTTAAAGCTCTCGAACAACAATCTGGACAGAAAGGATTAACTCGTCTCACTGAAGGTGCTCAAGCGAACGCTCTGTCTGGAATGTTCGGCATGGGTGGTGAAGGTAATGAACTTCGTTCACTGATGATGAACAAGAATCGCACCGAACCTGAGAACGAAAAACTTGCTAGCCTCGCATCCGAACTAACCAAACGAATTGAAGCAAGACGTAACCAAGGCGGTGCAGGAGAACTGCAAGTAGACGCACTTGAAGGCCAAATGCCCGGTGTGTTTGAAACACTTGCTAAACTCGGGCACCTGCCTGCATTAGCAGCTGGTGCTTCTGCAAATCCTGCAGCAATTGAGAAACAACGCCTAGATATCGCAAATCGCGACTCTGGCATTTATGGCGAGATCAAGGATAAGATCACACTTATCGCTGATATCCTAGGCGGATGGAGTCAATCTGCATTAGCAGCACTCGTCGCATTTGGAGTTGGTAAAGGTGCACTAGCTGGCAGTAAAGGGTGGCTCAGCCGTCGAGGCGGTGGTGGCCCACCAGGTGCATTAAACCCAGACTTCATTGGCCCACCAAGACCTGCTCCTGGCCCTGGATTGGGTTCCCGTGCTCTGGCTGGTGGTGCTGCTATGGCTAGAACTGGACTATACGCCGCAATTATCGGAACCGCCGCTTCAGCTGCAGTTGGCGCATTTGTAAAAGATGATAAGACAAAGAGCATCCTCGACAGCGGCATTACAGGTGCTAGCCTCGGCGCTACTGTAGGCGCACTTGGCGGTCCTATCGGCATCGCTATTGGTACAGCTCTCGGTGGCGTTGGCGGGATCATCGTTGGTATGGTTCAAAACCAAGAAACGCTCGAAGATGGACTCGCAAAACAGAAGAAGCAACTTATCGAACAAACAGATATGGACGAAATTCGCCATAGAATGAACAAAGAAGCGTATCAGGCCGAACTAGATACACTCACCAAGAAAGGCGCTCTAAACCAACAAGAGTTGGATCGCTACGACAAACTGAAAGGTTTGATGGAACAGAACGACAAAGACTATACTGCAAATAAAGCCTCCGTAGCAGCTGGTGAGTTCGGATATCAACTTAGCACACAGGATCAGACTAAAGATTGGATGTCTCAATCCGCATCTAGCATCAAGAATGGCGGATTCTTCTCTGATACCAGTTCAACTGATGTCAAAGGAATGTTGGCGCAACTGCAAGGTAAGTTGTCTGCTGCTGGTATGGAAATGACTCCAGAGCAGTTGAATGCTCAATTTGGCGGTATCTTGAAGACTATTGCAGCGTCTAAAACTGGTGCTGAACGTGACGCAGGGTATGGTGCCGCTTCTACGCTAGGCTACGGCAAAGACATCAATTATGATACAAAAGCAGCCAACCCGATGATTGCTCAAGCTATGACTCAATTATCGACCCAACTGCAAGGTGGATTCCAGGCTACAAACCAGGCCACGTTCAATAGCAAGTTCACTACACCAGAAGCTGTTCTCGGCCTAGCTGAACAAGCAAAAGCAACACAAGCTCAGCTAGAGAAGGATAAAGCAGACCTCGCCGCAGCACAATCAGTGCCAGACGAATACGGTACAATGTCAGGTGAAACTTCCAAGATCCAAGATCGTATTAAGACCAGTCAAGCTACTCTGGATGCATTGCAAACACTGGTTGCAAATAGTGGGCAAGTAACATTTAAAAGCGAAGACAAACTAGTTGACGTGTTAGATCGTCTAGCAACTCAACTTAAAGCTGGGACACCACCGCCACCAGTCCATCAGTAATGGACTCTGACCTTGTTACCCTGGTATAATTACCACCTAAATAACACAAAAATAGGCTTGTTGCATGTCAAGTACGCCAAAGTGGAGCGGTTTTTACGAAATCGTTCCTCCGGCTCCAAAAACCGCTGAGATTACAGATAACCAGGACATCTCCGGCGGTTCACTGTACTCCAACAACTCCTGGTATCAGCGAATTATCCAGGGCTCGTCCTCACGTATCAACAAATACAAAGAGTACGATACAATGGACGACGACGTAGAAGTCGCTCGTGCACTGGATACCATTGCAGAAGAAATGACTAGTTTCGATTTGGCAACTAGATCGCCCGTCCTCATCGACTTCCAATTGGACGACGATCGAGTAAAACCATATACAATCGAGACTCTGCGCTCAGCATTGCGTGTGTGGTGTGACATCAACCATCTCGATGACCAGTTATTCGACATCGTTCGAGTAACCATCAAATATGGTGATTGCTTCTTCATCAAAGGTAAATTCGGCGAAGGCTGGAGTTACGTCCATCCACGTCACGTACTGGCAGCAAGCGTTAGCGAACATAACGTAACTGATGTCCGTGGTTGGTTAATGGACACAAACTTCAAACAAGTTGGTAATCTAGCTTCAGCATCGTACATGCCGGCTAAGAACCAAGTTGAAGCAGTTCCTATGGAATCGAACAAGGTCGTGCGATTCACTCGTTGCACCCAAACTTCAGACTCTGCACCGTTTGGTGAATCTGTTCTACGTCCCGTTTTCAAGGCGTTCAAGCAGAAAGAGCTTCTAGAAGATGCAATCATCATCTATCGCATCACTCGTGCACCAGAACGTCGTGTATTCTACGTTGACGTCGGCAAGATGCCACCAGCACGTGTTAAAGCGTACCTTGAGAACGTCAAGAACGAACTGAAACAGAAGAAGATCCCATCTGTAAACAATAATACTGGCGTAAGTCAGGTAGAATCTGTTTACAACCCACAGTCAATGACCGAAGACTTCTTCTTTGCACAATCACCGACAGGTAAAGGTAGCCGCGTAGAAGTTCTACCAGGAGGCCAAGGACTTGGCGAGCTGCGAGATCTCGAGTACTTCCAAGAGAAGGTATTCCGCGGTCTGCGCATCCCAACATCTTATATGCCAATGCATGCTGGCGACAACCCAGTGTTCAACGACGGTAAGATGGGTCAATCGTATGTTGAAGAACTGCGATTCTCTCTGTATGTTGGTCGTCTACAAAAATCAATCGAATCTACTCTGGATAGCGAGTTCAAGAAATTCCTGCTAGAGATGAACATTAACTGTGATCCATCCCTTTTCAAACTTCGTTTACCAGATGCACAGAACTTCGGCAAGTATCGTCAGCAAGAATTGGACGCTGCACTGTTGAACGCATTCGGATCTTCGGAAGGTATTACTTCTCTGTCGAAACGCTTCACTATGAAGCGCTACTTGCAATTGTCCGACAGTGAATTGGCAACCAACGAAAAACTCAAAGCGGAAGAAATGGGTGTTGACCGTAACGATCCAGATCTCATCAAGAAAATCTATGGCGAACCAGAAATGGGCGCTGAAGGTGCAGGCGGTGATGCTGGAATGGGCGGTGCTGGTGGCCTAGGTGATCTAGGTACCGGTGGCGATTTCGGGATGGATATGTCGTCTACGGACCTCGAAGCTGAGCCAGGTGCAGAAGGTATGTCACCGGCCGGCCAAGAAGGTGCCCCAGGCGCCGAAGGAGCTCCAGAAGGTGGAGCTCCTCAAACTCCTCCACCAGGTAAGCCACAATGAACAAAGTTCAAGACTTTATACAAAAGACACTAGCAAATGATGAGGCTGCGGAACAAGCGTTCCGCGACTTCGTTCGCGATAAAGCACGTGCGATTCTGTTTCCATCTGCTGTACCAGCTCAAGAAGCGCCAGTTCCTGCGCAGCAAGAGACCCCGACTGAGTAAATAACAGAAACAAGGGTTATTAAGATGGAACTCCTTATCGAACGCTGGGCGCCAGAAACTTCTCGCATCCTCGTTGAATCATCAAACACTGGTAAAAATTGCTTTATCAGTGGAGTGTTCATGCAGTCTGAAGTGCGTAACCGTAACGGCCGTATCTATCCTCTGCAAGAACTTGCTGGTGCATGCAAATCTGCTGAAGGTATCATCACTGAAACCGGTGGTATCTTTGGTGAACTTGATCACCCGCCAAGCCTCACGGTAAACCTCGCTAACGCATCGCACGTAATCACTGAATTGCGTATGAACGGTAACGACGTGATGGGTAAAGCAAAGCTTTTGCCAACTCCGTCTGGTATGATTGCTCGCGCACTGTTCGACAGTGGCGTTAAAGTAGGCGTATCATCCAGGGGTGCTGGTGAAGTAAACGAAAGCGGTCTGGTAGAGAACTTTCAGTTCGTTACCGTCGACATTGTTGCTACTCCAAGTGCTCAGGGCGCTACACCAAAAACTATTTTCGAGAACTTTCAAGGTAATGCTCAAGGCCGTAAGGTAATGACATTGGCTGAACAACTCGTTGACGACCAAGCTGCACAGAAGTACTTCCAGAAGGAATTCATGAAGTTCCTGACGCAAGATATTTTTGCAAAACGTTGACCTATGGTGTTGACCATAGTTAAAATGGTCAAACCAGAAACAAAAACGCCGAAATTCCTCGGCGTTTTTGATCAAACTGCAAAAACTATGCTCACTGTACGTGCTAGTGTTGTAAATAACAACAGACATATTAAGAAACTCTAGGAGTTTTACACCGATGGATGAAATCCTGAAAAAATTGCTCGAATCTGAAATGCTGAGTGAAGACACCCGCTCTCAGATCTCCGAACAATTCCAGACTTTCGTTGCTGCTCAAATTAACGAACAGCGTCAACTGATTGAACAAGAAGTTCGTACTGAACTGACCCAATCCCTTTCCGAACAATGGGTTCAAGAGCGCGACGCGCTGATCGAATCCCTTGACATGAAAACTGATGAAATCCTGCGCGCTGAACTCGATGAGCTGAAAGAAGACATTTCTTCCTTCCGTGACCTCGAAGTTGAGTATGCTGCTAAGCTTGTAGAACAAAAACAAGAGCTAGCTGAAGCACTGCAAGGCAATATCGGTACCCTGGCTGAAATGCTAGACGAATTCGTTCACCTGAAACTCACCGAAGAACTTGAAGAGCTGCAAGCAGACATTACCGAGACCAAGAAACTGGCTTTTGGTAAGAAAGTGTTTGAAACCTTCGTTCGCGAGTATCAAATGAATTTTGTTGACCACAGTGATGTTGAAAAACAACTGGCTGAGTCTTCGAAACAAGTTGAAGCTGTTAAGACCCAACTTGCTGAATCCAAAAAAGCTCTGGACGTTGCTGTCCGTACCGCTAAAATGACCGAATTGCTGAGCAACGTATCTGGCAAAAATCGTGACGTAATGGAAACCATCCTAAATACTCTACCAACTGATAAGCTGGAAGAAGGATACGGTAAATTCATCGGCCGCGTTCTGAAAGAATCTGCTACAACCCCAACTGCGAAGGAAACCGAAGTACTAGCAGAAGGTGCGAAACCACAATCTACAGCTAAACCAGCCGTAGTAAAAACTGGCGACACCCAACCAACCGCTGCTGAATTGTTCGAAAGTCATCAAAATGCTCCTGTAGTAAATGCTGATCTCGAAAAACTCAAGCGTTGGGCTGGCGTATCGCACTAAATAGAAACACGCAACCTTTTACTCTTTTTTAGGAAAAACCTAAGCAAATGAACATTAACAACATGCTCAACGAATCGTGGGGCGAAACTAAAGCAGGCCTTCTGGAAGGTCTGAATACTCGTCAAGCAGCAATCGTTGCTCCTCTTCTGGAAAACCAGAAGAAACTGATGCTGGCTGAAAACGCTGCTGGTGGTTCTACTGCCGCTGCTGACATCGCTGGTTTCCGCAAGATCCTGCTTCCAGTTATCCGTCGTGTCATTCCTGGCACTATCGCAACTGAGCTGGTCGGCGTTCAACCAATGCAAGGCCCAGTTTCACAAGTTTACTCTCTGCGTCTGAAGTACGCTGACGAAGGCTCCAACGGCGTTAAGAACATCGCTTCTGACTCTGAAGCTTTCGGTAACGATCACTATAGCTTCGCTTCTAACCCAATCTACGGTTTCTACTCCGGTGGTTTTGGTGCTAACTCCGTAGCAACTGGACACACTCCAGGCGCAATGGCTGGCTTTGCAGCTGGTTCGAGCGGTGTAGGCCCAGGTACTCCAGGTCTGATCGGCGTTGATGGTGCTGGCCACCTGATCAACAACACTGGCGGTGCTGCTGGTGCAGTAACTGGCTTCTCGGCACTTGACGGTTGCAACGTCGGTGGTTCGGGCGGTACTATGGAAGGCACCGGTGGTCGTCGTATGACCATGGAAGTTATCAACCAAGTTGTTGAAGCTGGTTCCCGTAAGCTGCAAGCTAGCTGGTCCATCGAAGCAATGCAAGATGCTAACAACCAACACGGTCTGGACATCGAAGATGAAATGACCAAAGCTCTGTCCAACCAGATCGTACAAGACATCGACAACGAGATCATCACTGACCTTCTGTCCCTGGCTGGTACTACTGCTACTTGGGCTGGCGATCTGCCTGCTGCACCTGGATACTACACTCCAGCGTACGTTGGTGACCGTTTCGCTAACATGAGCGTAATGCTTGGCTACCTGGCTAACGAGATCGGTCGTAAGATCCGAGTTGGCATGGGTAACTTCATCGTTGTTCCACCAGCGATCGTAACTGTTCTGCAATCTGCTGCTAAGTCCGTCTTCGCACCAGCTACAGAAGGTTCTTTCAAAGGTCCAAACAACTCGATGCTGGTTGGTACTCTGAACGGAACTATCAAAGTTTACTCCTACCTGTGGAACTCAGCTCAGGCTACTTCCGTAGGCGGAACTGGCGACATGTCCATCCTGATGGGCTACAAAGGCGGCAACTCGGAAACTGAAGCAGGTTACTTCTACTGCCCATACATCCCAGTTCAATCGTCTGGCGTAATCGTTAACCCTGTTACATACCAGCCAGTAGTATCGCTGATGACACGTTACGGCAAAACCGCTTTCGTGAACAGCAACACTTCCCTGGGCAACAGTGTCTGATCGGCGTTGATGGTGCTGGCCACCTGATCAACAACACTGGCGGTGCTGCTGGTGCAGTAACTGGCTTCTCGGCACTTGACGGTTGCAACGTCGGTGGTTCGG